ACGGTTGGCACGTCTTTCTTTTCTTACGTGTCTCTTATCGTCTTCAAAAGTTCCTGCTCCAGACTCTTCTTCTTCGGTCGGTCGTCTTATTCTTCCTCCCTTGTAATGTGGTCCATAAATATCTTCGTCATGCGCGTCTTCTTCATACGTCGCTTCTTGTTCCCAATTTTCGTCGATATCTTCAATTTCTGCACCTCCTGATGGTTGTGCGAATTTTCGTCTTCCTCTGACTCTGCGTCTGATTCCTCGACCCTTTCGTGATTGAGGTGTGGCCACGTTTTCTGGCTTGTTCTCTCCACCACGACCTGCTTCATCATACAATTTGTTCAATGCTAAGGGTGTTACTGCTGCTGCACTAAGTAACAATAGAATTGCCAATAATGTTCCTTTGTATTTCTTCCATTTTCTTTTGACTTCTTTACAAATGATTTTATCAGCTGTCACAATATTTTTCTGTCTTGTGACCATCTTATGTTGTTTACTTGGCTTTGTTGGCAATAATCCTCCCATTTCTTCCGGTATTGCTGGTCCTATAACATCAAACTTGTATATAAAATCATATACAAACCTTAATGTTGTGAACTTACAAAACTCCCAATATGTTGGGTGTTCATATGATTGAGGTTTCAAAACTGCCCCTTTAACAAAGTTTGTTGCTAATTTTTCTTTCTTAGCCTTTGAAAATGGTATAGTTTTCTTGGTTTTCCGCATTCCATGTTTTGTGGTTTCTGTTTCTGCTAGGATTCCAACCAAATCTCCTGGTTGTTTTCCTAACTCTACCATCCGTTCTAAAACTAGTGCAGTTTCGCTCTGCACTGATCCTTCTGCTACTAAATCAATTTCATCTTGCGTTGGCACGGAGCCTTTCATGTAGTTTTTAATTACATTCAAGCTCAACATTGTCCAATGCTTCTCTGATTCTTCACTTGTAAGGCCTGGTATGGGTTCTGATACATCTATTTTTGGTAACACAAATTCTCCGTCGTCCAACCTAAAACCAGGTGCGTCCGTTGCCGGACGTTCTGGTGGTGGTGTTACAACAACTTTTGGTGTTAGCAAATCTTGTATGACTTTAGCGTCATCTGTGCCTAACCCTGGCCATTTGAAGTCTCCTTCTAAAACACTGAAGCCTGGGGGAAGCGAAGGCGGAGTTGGTCCTCCTCCTTCATCCTTTTCAGGCGGCGGTTTTGGTGAATCATCTGAACTTGAGCTTGAACTTGTTGAGGATGAGGTTGACCAACTTGGTTCCTCGTCACTTTGTCCACTAACCTTAGTGTACTTGTTCTTCCCTTTTCCTTTGCTCTTTTTCTTGTCCTCTCGTTCCTGAATTTTCCGAAGTCGTACCTCATCGATACGTGCTTTTAAATTGGCCGTTTTACGCTCTACTGTTTCTCGCTTTGGAACCTGCCCTGTTTGTGTCCAGGGTTTTCCTTCAGCTATTAGATTCATTAGATGTTTCACTAAGTCCATTTCTCGAAATAATTCTTCTGATTCTGGTGCGTCTTTTAAAAGTTCACGCAAATCTTGTTCCGTTTGGGGGAAACTATCAAAAGTTTTCTCTCCTGTCAACCACTCATAAATCCAGTTTCCAAACCATGCCACAGATGGCACAGATTGAAATAAACTGGTAAGGGGTTTAAAAAGGCGTAAAACTTTTGTTATTCCCATCACTGGAGCCAATAGCAACATTCCTGCTGTTACAAACAATCCCATAAAATTTCCTCCACGATTCACGTCTCCACGCCAACCCTGGGGATACATCAAGCCTGACGGCGACACTTTTGCAAATGCAAACGCTATACTCGATATGATTGCTCCTAAACAGCCAGCTACTATAGGAAATCCTTGCAGGATAACCCCTAGCTTTGCTATTTTCTTGTAGTTTTCTACTTCCGTTACTACAAACGCTCCTGCTACTCTTGTTACATGAAAGTATTCTGTTATCAATCCTGATTTTACATCTTTCCATTCCTGTTGGAAAAATGCTCGGGTTTGGGTCCATTCATTCATTAGAAATCTACACATTACGGGTATTAGTGAACTAACACCTATCCATGCTTTTATCAAATTTCCTGCTAAATAAACTGCCCTTGCCGTTGTTAAAGCAATCATAAACCAACCCAAGGCTGCCATATAATTAGATACAGCTAAGCTGATCTCTATATGAGTCTCTTGAGCTGATGCGGTCGGTAACGACAACAACATCATAAACAGCGCTATGTACTGCGCTGTTTCAGTTGAATAAAACTCTGTTTCAAATTGTCCTGTTTCGTCATCATAATAGACATTGAAAAATTCACCCTCTTCTTCATCCCCATCATCTGGGGGTTTCGGGTTCTCCAACAAACTCTGTCCGAGCTCTTGTTGGTCCTCTACATGGGAGGTCAAAACATTGAGAGTAGCTACTTCTTCCGAAGTCACCTTTCCCTCTCTAGAAAGGCTTCCGCCCGCTACGTCGGCGGCCAAACGAGGATTCTCATCCTGCTTTTCAGCAATAAAC